GGTAATGTTCTATTACAAATGTTGGAGAAACGTAATGCTCGTTTGTATCGTGACAAATGGACCACCACACAAAATAGTAAGATAGAGTTATTGAACAATATTGACACACTAATTCGGCAAGGCATAATCACTGAACTGCCACGTCCTTACATTCAGGAACTAAGATCCTTCATTTACACTGATCGTCATCCACCTAAAGTCAATTGTTTATCAGATGGCAGTCATCACGGGGATAGGGCTATAGCTTACGGATTAGCTCTTCAGATCATCAAACAATACAGTGATCCATATTTTCCAAAACCAGTGATTCCAAAAAACATTGGTGTATCTACAAAAAAGAATGTTTTTGACAAATATTGAGTCATTTGAGATTTGAACAGAATATTTATGATGTATGGAGTGGAGTCATAATGAGATGTGGTGTTTATCAAATAATAAATAAAGTCACAGGGCAGTTTTATGTTGGAAGTTCCGTCGATATGGACGCACGATTTAGAAAGCATCTATACGACTTACGACACAATTTTCATCAGAAACATCTTCAAAATGCGTGGAATCAATATGGAAAGGACGCTTTTGTATTCAAACATATCTGTTATCTTGAACCTGAAGAATTGAAAAAAGCTGAACAAGAAATACTGGACGCTCTTTATTCTACCGGAATTCTTTACAATGTCAGTCCCAATGCTCAAGGTGGCGTTCCTTATCATACTGAAGAATCAAGACAAAAAATATCAAAAAGAATGTTAGGAAAGAAAAATGCTAAAGGTCCTCAAAAAAGAGTCACCTGTCCCCATTGTGGAAAAGAAGGTGGCAAAGGAAATATGAAACGCTGGCATTTTGACAATTGCAAACATAAAGGTAAAAGCGAATGAACGACAACGACCGAATACATTTAGTTCGAACAGTCATCTCAGAACACGATAATCACTGGAGTAATCTGAGACAGAAGATGCGAGCCTATCGCAACATTTATGCCACGGAGTATTGGGAAAACCGAGTGATAGGTCAAATGAATGAAATGCTTCGTATTGAAATTGCTGAAGCTTACGCCTTTGTGGAAGCTATGCAGTCGGCACTGTTTTCAAAGTATCCTGGTGTGGAACTGGCCAGTGAGGGTGTTGATGATAATCAGGTAAGTGCTCTAAAACACGTTGTCAATAAATGGTTCCGATCACAACGTCAAGAACTGGAAAGAGCTTCACGTTTGGCTCTGATTTTTCCTAACTCCTTCATCAAACTCTATGACAGCGGCTATGGTGATGATCCATTCAAACGATACAAAATAAAAGCAGTGGAACCCTGGAATATTCTGATTGACTTTAGTGCTACTGATATTGATTGTTCTCGATGGATTGGACATCGTTATCATATCACTGTCTCTGAAGCCAAAAAGAAATTCGGCAACATCGCCTGGCAACCAAAACCAAAAGTTGAATACTTTGACAACGAGGATCAATTCAAATACAATAAAAATGCTGATCAAGTTCCAGAACAGTATTTGTTTGTGTGTATGGTGGAATTCTATGATCTGCTAAATGATCAAATATTCTGGTATTCTGAAGATGTTGAGAATGGTCCTCGTATCTTTGATAAGTCAGAAATCTATCCACGAACCACCTATGACACACCAATGCCGGCTATCATTCCATTCTATTATGTCAGAGAAGCCGATCGTCCTCTGGTTGGTTATTCATCATTACGTCGTGTCTATGATCAATGTGTGGAAAAGAATGTTCTGAGAACCTGGTGGGCCAATGCCGTCAGACGTGATAGTCGTCAGTTCCTATTTGACAGATCCCGCCTAGATGAAGATGCTCTATCCAAACTGACTGCTGGTATCGATGGAGCTCTGATTCCACACGATGGTCCAATCTCAGGTGATATGTTGGTCGCAGTTCCAGTCACACCAATCACAAACAACCACGAAAGATACTTAGCTTCAGTGGAATCTGACATTCAAAGAGGAACCATTCTGGCAGCTTTCGCTTCAGGACAATCCGTCAAGACAACTGCCACCGAGGTCAATGTTCTGGCACAATACACTGCCACTGAATTGGGTAAGTTAGCTCGAGAACGTGACATTGTTTTAGAGAATTTGGCTCAATGCTACATTCGTATGGTAATGGCTGAAATTGATACACCGATTCCTATTTCACTGGGTGATCAGATCGTTCTTCTTCGTCCTGAAACCTTTGATGCTGACTTTACAGTAATAGCACAGGATGGAGCTTCCACCCCAATCAGCAAAGCCCTGAAACAACAAGAGATTGTCTCACTGATTCCAGTTCTTCAGTCACTCGGTGTTTCAATTGACAAAATCAGAGAGGAAGTGGTGAAGACCTTCGACTTGCCAGAGAGTTTCCTTGAAGTGGAAGAAGAACCAGAACCTAATGTTCCACTTGTTGGAGATCAACAAAACCCATTGGATCAGACTTCAGCCCCTGATATCACGGCACTATTAGGTGGAGTTCAATAATGGCTTTCTACGAATATCATTGTGAAACCTGTAATACTTCCTACGAGATCAGACGAAAAGTTTCTGATAGGGACCTTCCATATCTCTGCCCTCACGATGGTGCAGAAACTAAAAGAATGGTGACCGCACCTCTATTCACACCAGGAAGTTGGGGGGACGAAACAGGTAAATATGGTGTCAATGGAGTTTATGATCGTGGTTTAGGAACATACGTAAAAAACGAGAAACACCGTGATCAAATACTAAAACAAAAAGGTTTTGTTCGAGAATCGGATCTATCAGGTGGTAGAGAAGACTACATCGAACAATGGAATGAGAAAAGACATCAACAATTAGAACCTCAACGAAAGTTTGAACGTGTATTCAAAGAAGAACTTGCAAAAGGTAAAACTGCTGAGGAAGCTGTTGTGACAGCCAGTCCAGCCTCAGAAATACTCAATAACCCATAGGAGAATCCAATGTATGGTATGAAGATAGACATAATGAAAAAGAAAAAAGAGGAACTCAAAGACGTACCTCTTGATACTGAAACCGAAGGAATGATCAAAGAGGTGGAAAATGAGGAGGATGCTCTGAAACAGGATCTACTTCCTGGACGTTTCACTGCACCGGCAATCAACACTGTCTTGAAACCTCTTCAGGCTTTCTTTACATCCTTGGGGATTGAAGACTTCGACACTCTAGCACCTGTGACTGAAGACGCTGTTTCTGCAGATATTGCCAGTGCTATTATGGCAGCTGTTGAAATGATCAATAGTGCTATTGAAGCTGATGTTTTAGATGAAGAAATGATGATGGATGCTACTGAGATTACTGATGATCGTTCTTTAGCAATGTTGGGCGCCCGTCTCCAGAAACTTGCTAAAAACAAAAAACTAATCAAAGAAATGAAGAGTTTCCTGGAACAACCTGAAGAGGAAACTGAGGTTGAAGTTGAAATGACTGAAGAGAAACCAGTAGATTCAGACAAGCTTTTTGCTGAGAGAATGTAATGGCACGTGGATATTTGGACGTGGAAACAGTGGAATCTGCCAGAGCTGCTATGGCTGACAGAGGTGTCAGTGAAGTGGCTCGTGGTCCCGGTGGTTTCATTTCTGCTTACAAAAGAGCTGGATCATCCAAAGATCTACCAGAAGAGTGGAAAAAGAAACGCGAAGCTTTCCTGGACAGACATTTAGCCCAGATGAAGAACAACGGGTGGGAAGAAGTTCGTGGTGAATCCAGACCTACTCGACAACATCTAGCACTGGTGGCTTGGGCTTACTCTCCAACCCCGGACAGAATACGAAATTGGTTGAAACGATACAATTCAGACAAACTATTTAGAGACAGAATGTGAAAGGAGAACTAAATGTTAGAAGACAACACCTCAGTAAATGAGACTGTCGAAGAAGTAGAAGAAACAGTTGAAGAATCACAAGTAGAAACAAACAGTGTAGAAATAGACCTTGATGAACTAATCAATGCCGAGTTTCCAGATGATCCGGCAATGAATGGCGAACATACAGGACTTCCACCTTATCAGGAAATCCTGAAACATCTTCCTGAAACAAGTAGAAAACTGATTCAGAATCTCCGTTCATCATACACACGTAAAACACAAGAACTGGCTAATGAACGAAAATTGTTAGAAGAACTCAAAGCACAGGTTGCTGAGGAAAGGGAACTCCTTCTATCTCAGGACTGGAGCTTCGATGATGATGAATCAGATACTCAAAGTGGTAAAATCACGTCTGAAAAGACAAACGCTTCTAATGAAACTGATGTGGAGAAACGTATTCAGCAGGCAGTTGCCGCAGCTCTTCAACAGAAGTTTCAACCACTCAAAGAAAAACACGAAGCTGCACAAAGACAGGCAGAACTAGCACGTTTCAAACAGGAGAATCCAGATTTAGAAGAGCTAAGACCTGAGATTACGGAACTTCTGCTAGGTCGTCCAGAACTAAATCTAAAAGACGCTTATTTGATTGTGAAAGGACAAAAACTTCAGGAACAAATGAGATCACAGAGAGTTGCTCAGAGACAAGTTCAACAGAAAATTGGTGGTGGCAGTGTCGGCAATAATCCAAAAGGCAAACCACCTGTTGGTATGACTGACGCTTATGAGATTTATCAATGGCATAAAGCTCAAAAAGAAGGTAAGTGAAAAGGAAAGAATGCTAAAAGGTCCATTCTCTTATAGTGGAAACAAAACCAGAATCTGGAAACATCATCTAGAAGAAGTATTGTCATCCTATGAAAAGATACACGAACCATTTGTTGGATCAGGTGTTTGTGTCTATAACTCTAACAAAGGTGGAAACTGTATCGACATTGATCATAATGTGGTGGCTTTACACAATGGACTGAAACTTCCAAACCTGATAGAGCGAATGGTTGAATGTCATAATCAATATTTTTCAGATTCTTCTGATGTTTTTGGATCTTATCTTCGATTGAGAGAGGACTTCAACAAACTCTATAGAAAAAATCAAAGAACTGACGAATCCAATGTTCATATGTTGTATGTTTTGACTCAGTTGTCTTTCAACTCTCTTCTTCGTTTTAGTTCCAATGGATACAATGTTTCATATGGATTCAAAGGGTTTGATCCAGATCGAGTAAGGAGACATATTGATGCTCTTTCTAAAAAGGAGATAGTTGTAAAGCAGGGTCATTATTCAGATCTTCCTCTGTCTGAAATCAACAAAGAAAAAGATCTAATCTATTTGGATCCTCCATATGTAGCGTCAAAGTTTCAATATGGTGGATGGAACAAAGAAGATGAAAAAAATCTATTGTCATACATTGATCACTTGAATAGTCAAGGATATCGTTTCATTCTTTCTAACACATTTTCACATCGTGGTGAGGTCAATCAGGATCTAATAGATTGGTCCAAAAAATACAACACTCGATTTATCAAAATGACTTACAATGCTTGGTCTTCACGAGTTCCCTCAGTCAAAAAAGACGAAAAGACTTCAGAGGTTCTGATTACTAATATCGATCACATTTTCTTGAATCTAAGAAAAACGTAAAAAAACGAAAAAAAGTTAGACTTTGAAGAATCACATAGATAGATAAAAATAGGTCGAACAAGTTTTGAACACTCGACTATTTCAAAACAAATAAACACAAAGCTGAAAGGAACCCAGATTGGATACTCCTGGAAGACTGAAACAAATCAAATTTTAGGAGGGCCAAATGGCTATTAGTAATGACTTACTATCAACTACTCTCTACTCGATTCGTGATCGCGAGGTAGACGAGTTATTCAAGAAGAACGTTTTCCTTTCACACGCCAAAAGATCAAAAGGTGTGGAATATGAGAACGGTGGTATCAAAATCCAGAGACCACTTTCAATCTACGAACACTCAACCATTTCACAGTTCCCAACTGGTTATGAAGCCCTTTCCCTAGCGGTTTCTGATACCCTTCGTCCTGCCATTTACGAATGGTGTGACTTTGCGGCTCCTATCGTTATTACACGAAAGGAAGAAATGGAAAACAGTGGTGAGAAAGCTATCGTCAAGATCCTTGATGCCAGAACTCGAAACGTTATCGGAATGCTTCAGCGTGAGTTCAACAAGCAGATTCTTTCCGGTAATTCTACTGTTCTTACACAACTAAACACTCTCAACGGTGTTGCTTCAACAACTGGTTTCCTTGAGAACGCTGCTCCTGGTGCTGGTCAGACTAACACTGTCGGTGGTCTTCAGAAATCAGCCATTGACGTTCGTGGTTGGTATAACCAGAGAGAAACTGCTTCTGGTGCTTTCGGAACCAACGGTCTCAACGCAATGTTCAACCTTTGGACCAAAGCAAACAGCGTTTCTCCTGAGGGTTCTCTTGACGCTATCATCGCTTCAGAAGCTGGTTTCGTCAATTACAAGAGAGAGATTCAGTCACAAGAACGTTATATTGATTCTGCTAAACTGGATGCCGGTCGAATGGTTCTTCTATTCAACGGAACTCCTATTGAACAAGATCTTGACATGCCTGTCAATGTTCTCAACACCTCAGACTTCACCATGTATTTCTTGAACTTCAGTGGTATCAAGTTGGTCTTCCACGATGATGGTGAGTTCAAGCCAGCTGAGTTTAGTGGTATTCCTGGAACAACTGCAAGAACCTCCCATATCTACACCAAAGTTCAGCTTATTGCTGATCACCTTGGTTCGCAGGGCGTTCTCGTAGCTGGTAATACATACTAATGAATAGTCGGGGGACTTCGGTCCCCCAATAACACCAAACTTCAAACTTTAGGAGACAAATACATGGCTACTCATAATCTCATTCAATATTTCACAACTGGTTCAACCGGTGCGGATATTATGAACCGTGTCACCATCGAAACCTTCGTTCCAAGCGGAGATTTCAATGCTGGTGACGCTGTTTGTTTTGATGCCGACAAGGTTGATTCAGAACGAGTTGTTTTCGTCAAGGCTAAAGCAGCAGATAACTCAAACCTTCAATACTTCGCAGGTATCGCCCTTCAGGGATCATCAGTCACTGGTTCCGACGGTCGCAGAGCTTGTGAGGTTGCC